TTAGTTCTCCCCTAGTAAAACTGGGCTTTTGAATACAACACATTTAACTGTTTTACCTGTTAATACGCTTCGTATTGGTAAGTTAGTGTCCATGTATTGAGGATAGGGTTTCGAGCTAACTTTCAGTTGTTGGATTAAGATTTTACGGTCTGGTAGTCCGTGGATAACTTCATAGAGCTGAGTTAGATTTAACGCAATTAACTCAGCCTTATACCCATGGTTTAGCTTGTCTAAACCATAATGATATATAGCATCCCAGAACTGTTTGAGCATTTGATTTTGCTGTTGTTCTACTGGAACAAGTGCATGGATAGAAAGCGTTTCTTTGTAGAGTCGATTGCCAAACCAGATTACTTCGACTCTGTCATTGTGACCTTCAGCATTTGGAATGAATCGATTCACCGTGAGTTCAGGACTGCCCGATTTGAGCTGAACCTTTGAGCCAACAGAAATACCCTGCTGCTCTATTAACTGCTGGTTCTGTAAAAGCACAGCCATTGCATTAAAGGCATTAATAAAAGCGATTTTGATTTGAGCTGCTTTCTCTCCAGTAAAGCCCATGACCAAAAACATCCAACCGTCTTTGGTCATTTCATACATAGGACGAGATTTACCTTGTTCATCTATGTAGTTAGCCAGCGCAAAATTGCGCTCGCTAAAATCATTTGGACAATCTAAAGATGAAATTCGCTTTAATACATCACGATGATTTTTCCCAAAAGCTTCTGCAACTTTTAGGCTATCTGTTTTGATTTGATGGTCTTGTATAAAGACGGCTTGGTTTAAGTCGAGTGCATTCATTTTGCACCGCCTTTCATCCAAAGAATGATGCGTGATTTAAAACTTGTTTTTTGAGCGAAGTCTAAAGAGGTTAATCTTTGCAGACAAATTTCATCGAGACGAGTTAGTGCCTGAAATTTTTTTCCCATGACGAAAATTCCTAATTATTCTTTAGGTTTTCATCACACTACGACGCCAATCATAGGTGATGAGTTGCACGGAGTTGGCGTACCGATGATCTAATCAATTCGGCGCAACCGAAGTTGCCACCGTACAACCCACCATAACAAATCTTACGCCAAAAATTAGGCATAAGAAGTACAGGCGTAAAAAAACCGCTTACGCGGGTTCACGCGATTAGATCAATACGAGACGCCAATCTCGACCACCAATGTGGGTGGTAAATTTAGAGTAGCTTAGATACTATTAATTATCAACCACTTTCTAATTTACAAATTAATTAACAAAATATGGAACTTACGACTTCTTTTGATATTATTAAAAGCCAATTAGGCCCAGACGTTGCCAATAGTATTGCTCTTATAGTATCTATTATTGTTATATATGGTTTTCTAGTAAAAATAGGTATTATTGAACATATCTCTTTAATTGCATCTTATAAACAGAGAAAAAAAGACAAACTAATAGCGAATATAGATAAACTAATATCCGAATCAAAACTCGATGGTAAAACTAAGATTGAAATTGAATATCATCAAAATGTACTTTATCTGCAAAAAGAATTAGGTATTGAAGAAAAAAATTTAGATAAACTTAAATATTTAAATGGAATTATTGAAAGAGACAAAGGCACTGATACATATGAGCGATGTAAAGATGTATTTACATTCAATAAAGACACTCAAAAATTAGCATTCAAAGATGGAGTAAAACCTGAGAATGCCGACAGAAATAGCCATATTGGTATTATTTTATATTTTATAATCATTGTACTTTCGTTCGTAGCAATGTTTTTTATTAATGATGCGTTTAAAGATAGCATTACCACAAAAAAAGATCTTTTATATTTAATAATTTTTTCTACAACAGTCTTACTAATCGGAGTTTACATTGCATTTAAAGTATTAACTTATTCAATGAAGTTAAAAAATGCTAAATGGTTATTAGAAATGGAACGAATTGGAAGCTCCATAACTGCAATTGAATCTTCTGAGTCTTCTGAGTCTTCTGAGTCTTCTGAGTCTTCTGAGTCTTCTGAGTCTTCAGTAGAAATTATTAATAATCTAGAACGCCAACCTTAATAAAATTAAAAGAGATGACTTTAATGGTAACTGAAACCTATCCAGAACTTAGATGGATCAAAGACAATGACGATATTCAAGAACCGTTTGAAAATGATTTATGGAACCGGACAAATCTTGCTGATCAACTCGAAAATTACATATCACGGATAAAAGTTGGTGCTACTGTTGCAATTGATGCCGAATGGGGCGCAGGAAAATCGTGGTTTGTGAAACACTGGAAAGCCAGATTAGAACAAAAAAAGTTTAAAGTCATATATTTAAATGCTTTTACTCAAGACTATATTGAAGATCCTTTCCTCACAATTGCTATGGAAATAGCAAATGTATTGGAAGCAGAACAAAAGGATATTGAAAAGATAAAATCTACTATTGGCGATGCATATCGAGCTATTTTACCTAATCTTCCCTTACTGATTTTTCAACTTGCCATGACCTTTATGGGTGCTGGGAAAATGGCAAAACAGGTTGCAGAAACTTTTGAAAATTTAAAAGATGATACTGGTGCATTTGGTGAAGCTGCTGCTGAACTCTTAAATGAGAAGCTAAAAGAACATTTGTCTGCTCAGGTTGATAATTATGAAAATGAGAAAAAATCATTAGAGTACTTCAAGTCTCAACTAGCTGAAATTACCAAGGATTTAGAAAAACCGTTAGTATTCATTGTAGATGAACTCGATCGTTGTAAACCCGAGTTTGCTATACGTTTAATTGAACGTATCAAGCATTTTTTTGATATACCTAAGGTTGTATTTATTTTAGCAGTTAATAAAAAACAATTAGAGGAGTCAATTAATAGTTTCTATGGTTTCACCAGTTCATCTAAATATTTAGAAAAATTTATAGATATTACTGTTTTATTAAAAAATAGTAATAACAAAGAGTTGAATTATGAAAATATTATAAAGACTTACATAGATAAATTAGGAATAAACCCTAAGATAAATGATGTGATAAATCAGTTAAATACGATCTGTATAGTTTACAACCCCAATTCAAGACAATTAATTCGAATTTTCAATAAATTAGCATTATTAGATAATAATTTTGACAATTCCAGAATTATTTTTCTTTTTCTAATGCTTATATATATTGAACTTGAACTAATAAAAAATTTTAATGAAACAGATTTTTTAAATTTTTTCTATGAGTCACATTTTAATAAATTAGAAAAATTTTATCAAAAAAACAGAGCTCGTCGGGTGAATTCTTCCTATACATTTATAGAGTTCCTTATAAAGACTTATATAAATCACGGACTAAGATACTTTATTGAATATTTAGCCCATTCAAAATTCCCAAATGATGTAAATGCAAATCCAGAAGGTAAGGAACTATATAGTCTACCTGGCAACTCAGAGAGTGACTTTATTACTCAATGGTTTAATTATATTCATTTAGTAGAATAAATAATCTCAAATTAATTAGGATTCACTTCTCCAAATGATTTGAATCCTAAAATTTTCTCCCCTGCCCATTCATTGACAGTATCAGCAAATCGTGTCTGCTCTGGAACAATTTCGTTATACCAATAAGCCTCTCGTGCATCTTTAATTGAACCAAAACCACCAGCATTTGATGGAATGATACCAAGCAGTTGTGGTGGCGTTCTAAAAGCAGCAAGAATGTCATCCCGTGTTATTGATTTGATATTTAAGAATTCATCTTTAGCGGCTAGTTCACTAATAGGGATTAACTGCAAACCATCCTTTTTGCCACCAGGTGCATGGAGAAATAAATTTTTGAAGTTGCCTGGTCCACGTGAATCTTTCATGGCTTGTTTGAGTGACTCCACATCTTCATCGTCTATTCCTGAATCGGTCATGTACAAGATGAAGCCAGCATGAGATCCATTGTTGTAGTACTTACGATGAAAAAGAGTTGCTGACTCGTTTAACCATGCAGACTGTAATGCAGATAAGTATTCAGGAGAGCCATATATTTCCTGATCTACATCTGAAGTTTTAATATGGCAAATTGAACCCTCTGCAAACTCGTGTTCATTAAACCCATCCATCAACATTAGAAAGCGATTAGGTTCTTTCATTCGACGGACATATTTACCCATCAAACCTTTGAATTGAAGGGGATCTTTTAAGCGGTTATCTATGCGTTGCAAATAGCCGTTGCCATAAACAAAATTGTCTAAAACCATTCGTTCAAAGTTTGCAGAGCTAAGCAGCTTATGTGGTTTGAAAGAAGAAACGAGCTGATTCTTTTTATAGATGATCGCTGTAGAAAGATATGGTGTAGAACGGAAAGATTTAGCCAGACCATTCAAGCTAATGTGCGGTTCAAAATAACGTCCATTTAACCAAGTCTCAAAGTAACCTGAAAAGTCATGATTATTAAGAACCGGCTCTGGATCTCCGAAAGAAAAGGCTTGAACTTTACTGTCTGACATTTAATAAATCTCCATAGAGGATTTTTTAGAATTTCCGTCATTTTCTAAAGACAACGGTTCATTAAAGAAGGCATGAAAAATGGCAAAAGCTAAATCAGCGTGTCCAATGTTTTCAGCACGTGAAGCTTCAAAAGTCATTTGCTTCTGAGAAGCTGTGAGGGTCTTTTTTATAGCCATTAAGGATTGAGCCACTTCAGTAGAACCAGCATCAAACTCAAAACGTCCTTTGTTGATGACGTCCATGCCCTTCATGACTAATTGAGTTTTGACATCGACTGAATAGGTAAAGGTTGTAAGATTTGGAAAGAAATCTAGAACTAACTGAGCAATACCAGTCCCCATTCCTGACTTATCCATACCGAGATAAGTCACCCGATATTTTTGGCAAATTTTCTTGATGAAAAGTGCCTGACTCGCAAAGTCCATTCCTTTGAACTGATGATGTTCTAATAAACGGAACTTGTTGTAAGTTGGTTCGGGTGGAGCAACTACGACCAAGCCTGCACTGTCACCAGATTCTGCTGGGTCATAGCCCACCCAGACTTGTTTACTTCCAAATGGCCTTATTGCTAACGGCTTGAAGTCTTTGGCCCAAAGTTCCCATGAGTCCACCATACAAGGCTGAATTAGGCTTAATGGGAATACACTCTGCCCGTCATCGACAAACTCACACATGTATAAGTTTGCAAACTCTTCTGCACTGTTTTCTGCAATGAGTTCATCAATATCAAACAGATCACAGCCTTGACGCTCAGCATCATAAATATTGACGATGTGTCGCCACATCTGGTCATTACAAAGAGCGCCATTTCTTAATGCTTCATGACTTGTATCGACTTCAACCTGTTTATCTTTAGTTCTGCCCTTGTTATAAGCCTCACCTGTCCAGAACTTATAGGCTTCATGTGATTTGCTTGAAGGTGTGGAGAAGTAAGTCTTTTTATATTGTTTTTGAGCTGCCATAGCAGAAGCCACTTTTTTAAGTGTGGCAAAGCCATGAACCCAAAAGAATTCATCAAAGTACAAATCACCATGGTAACTTTGGGCCGTCTTAGCATTTGTGCTTAAGAAAATGAGCTGAACTGTTTCATTGGTCGGTAGAGTGATTGTGATTGGATCACCCTGTAGATCTACGTCAATTGACTGAAGAACAAAATCCTTAATATAAGTTTTAAAACCATGTGCCTGAGCTTTCGAAGCAGAAAGGAAAATCTGATTACGGCCTGTTGTCACGGCTTTGATTAAAGCCTCTCGGGCAAAGTAGAATGTGGCACCAATCTGACGTGATTTTAAAAGGGCACGGTTACGTTGTTCACGCGCACGATACCAAACTTTTTGATATTCAAATAAGCCATCGTCAAAGTCTTCAAGAAGCTTCTCAATTTGTTCTTCTGTCAGCACATTTCTAGCAGTGGGTTTACGTGGACCTGCATTTCTATTTTTTAAATTTGGGTTGAGGTCAGCTTCATTTCCACCATTGTTATATTTATTGATTTTAGCCATACGCTCCAGCTGGCGCATAAGCAAATCAATTTCTTTAAAATCACCCGGTGTTTTCTTTTCAAGAATAATTAACTTTACAAGTTGGGCTTCTAAAGCCTGTGCAACACGTCCTTCAGGAGCTTGCTCGTCCCATTCATCTCTTGCCTTCCATGCATGAACATTTTTGTCTTTTTCTTTTAAGTATTCTGCAATCGAGCTGATCCGCCACCCCATCCAGTATAAGAACTTTGCTAAGAGGCGGTTATCAAAAGTCAGAGGTATATTTTCAGTTGTCGTATCCATTGGCTTATTAAGCCAACTTCAATTTATTGATTCACTGTAAAGACCTTGTGAAAACAGTTTTCACAAGGGAGCTTCGTTGATTCTTTTAGGTTTAATTCCGATTCTGCTTACTACGTAAATTATGAATTATTTAAATATTAAGCAGGATTCAAACCTCATGAGTAAGAAATCCAAATTTTATCGAGTTGCAGTTGCTGGAGCCACAACCGATGGCCGCCAGATTGAAGCAGCTTGGATTCAACAAATGGCTAAGAACTATAGCCAGAATACTTATACAGCCATGGCAAACATTGAACACTTCCGTGGTATTTCGCCAGATTCTACTTTTGGAAATTATGCCAAAGTAATCGCACTGAAAGCTCAAGAAGATGAAATTGCAGGTCAAAAGAAATGGGCTTTATATGCTCAGCTTGAAGCCTTCGATAATCTCATTGAGATGCATGGCCGAAAACAAAAACTGTTTAACTCAATTGAAGTTAATCCCAACTTTGCAGATACCAATGAAGCTTATTTAGTTGGTATTGCGTTCACTGATACTCCTGCTTCTTTAGGTACGCAAATCATGGAGTTTGCGGCAAATAATCCTGAAGCGAGTCCTTTTACTTCTAAAAAGCAGCACAAAGACAACCTTTTCACAGCTGCTGAAGAAGTCGATTTACAGTTTGAAGAAGAGCTGGCAGTTACAGGCTTGTTCAATACCGTCATGAATTGGCTAAAGCCACAACAAGAAGAACAGGATCAGAAAAACAAAGGCCAATTTACTGAAGTTGCAAAGTCAATTGAGCAGATTGCTAAAACCTTTGGTGAAACTCAACAAGAACTCCAAGAGTTCAAAACAAAGTACTCCACCCTTGAAAATGACTTTAAAGCTTTGAAAGTAAAGCTGAGTCAAGAACCTCACCCTGATACTCCGCCTGCTCCCGAAAATACAGGCAATTTCTCAGAACAAATTGATTGCTAATTAGCGAGCGAACTTATGCGTAACGATACACGAATTAAATATAACCATAGCCTTCAAAAACTAGCCGAAATTAATGGCGTTGAATCTGTAGCACATACTTTTAATGTCGCGCCGGTTCCAGCTCAAAAGATGGAAGATAAAATTCAAGCTTCTAGCGAATTTTTATCTAAAATCAATGTCATTGGTGTGATTAATCCTAAAGGTCAAGCGATTGGTTTATCAGTAAACCAAACAATTGCCGGACGTACGGATACTTCAGGTTCTGGTGAACGTACCCCAGTAGATCCAACGGGTTTCGGTGCAGATAACTATGAATGTATCAAAACTGATTTTGACGTTGCCATTGGTTATGAAAAGCTTGATGCATGGGCCGTATTCCCAGATTTTCATGCACGTTGGACGAACGCTATTGCCAAATCTATTGCGTTAGATCGCATCATGATCGGCTTTAATGGTAAGACTGCTGCGGCTACAACGAACCGAGCGACTAACCCAAAACTTCAGGATGTGAACGTAGGGTGGTTAGAAAAAATTCGTCTAAATGCTGCTGATCGAGTAATGGCAGACGTGACTGTTGGAGCTACAGGTACATACAAAAATCTTGATGCTCTTGTACAAGATGTTGTTAATGAGCTTATTGATGAAGTACATCAAGATGACACTGATTTAGTCGTAATTTGTGGCCGTCAGTTACTTGCCGATAAAAACTTCCCAATCGTAAACAATGCTGCAGATAACCAAAATGTTTTAGCTGGTCAGATCTTGGTTGGCCAAAAGCAAATTGGTGGTTTACCTGCCATCCGTGTACCTCACTTCCCAGACAATGCCCTTCTTGTTACTTCGCTTGATAACCTCTCGATTTACTATCAGAAAGATGCAAAGCGTCGTCACATTAATGAAAAGCCAAGTAAGAACCGCATTGAAGATTACCAATCTTCAAATGAAGCTTACGTCATTGAAGCCTACGAGAAAGTAGGCCTCGTTGAAAACATCACAATTCAATAAGGGGTGATTTATGTTGAGTCCAGCTCGACGACATCGCCTTCAGGCATTAGCAGCTAAAGCAGCTGCTAATGCTGAAAATGAATTTGGTGGTGTTCGTGAAGATGCCAGTGTCTATATGTTGCAACTGGCAGAATTAAAAAATGACCAAAACTTATTGCGTAACGTTAAATCTGAAATTGAACGTGCCCAATACAAAGCAACTTTAATCCCGAAATACATGCCTTATGTTGAAGGTGTTCTTTCAATTGAAGAACGTGCTCCTGATCTGAAGGATGATGTTGTCACGACGATTATGCTTTGGTGCTTTGATGCAGACATGTTTGAAGATGGTCTCCGTATTGCTGAATTTGCTTTAAAACATGGTCTTTCAATGCCTGATTCTTTCAGCCGTGATACAGCATCTATTGTTGCCGAAGAGATCGGTAATGCTGCAAAAGCTGCTTATGCTGAAGGTAAAGTTTTTGACTTATCAGTTTTAAAGCAAGCCATTAGCATTACATCTGACTTCAGTATGCATGATCAGATCCGCGCAAAGCTCTATGTCGCAATTGGCCGTGTGTTCTTACAAAAAGAAATCTACTCACAAGCGGTCGAGTGGCTAAAAGAAGCAATTAAATACAATGAAAATTGTGGTGGTAAACAAGACCTCCAAAAGTCTGAACGTTTACTGAAAAAACAATTAGAAGAAAACCCACCTCAGCCATTACTCAATGCCGATGGAACCCCTGTTGTTGATGATTTTGGCAATCAGGCATTTGAGGGAGTTTCTTCTTAACGAGTGCCCAGCACCCACCGAGGGGCAGATCTGACCAGATTCAAACATCTTTTGTTCTGTTTTTGGTTCAGATCTCCACCCCTCACTAACCGAGAATAAAAATGTCTGGATTAATTGCAAACGGTACTTTTTCAAATCAGGACGTTGTCATCAATAGTGATCCGTTCTTTCCATCGGTATCCAGCAACCATGTCCGTGAAGTTTTGCGCTTAGATTCAAGTGTTACTAATCAACGTCTTATTTCCGCTATAGAAGCAGCTGTAATTCATGTTAATGAACAACTGGATAGCTTACTCAGTAAAGCCCCGACATTAGTAGAAATTACAACTAAACAGGTCAATGGAAAACCTATTGCTACTGTTTTGTATTTTCGCGCAGTTGCGGCAGCTGCTGGCGCAGAACTCTGTGAACGCTACCGATCTTATGACACCACAAATAATGGCAGTCAAAAAGCTGAAGAACTGACACCGACAATTGATGACTATAAACGTGATTTGCGTTTTGCCATCCGTGATTTAAAAAAAGTCCGTCGCCTAAATGTGGAGTTAGTTTAGATGAAAGAAGTCTATGCAATCCAACACGACACAGTTGACGCTATTTGCTGGCGTGAATACGGCCGTAGCGCTGGTGTAGTTGAACAAGTATTAGAAGCCAATCCACATCTTTCAGAATTTGGTCCATTCATTCCAATGGCCACCAAAGTTCAATTACCAGACATCCCAACTCCACAAAATAAAGTTCAAAGCATTCAGCTTTGGGATTGAGAGAATTTATGCCAGAACCAACAACTTCTACAGCAACCATTGCCACTCTAAGTGCAGTGTCATTGCTTCCATTCATTAATGGTAATGCGTTGCTCGGTGCAGTACTTGGGGCAGCATTTATTGCAACTTTTGAAAAAGATTTAAATGCTTACCAACGTATTCGCAATATGTTATTGGCCACTGGTATTGGTTATATCAGTGCACCACTCATTACAGAACATACAATATTAAAAGCTGATGCAGTGGCAGCCCTTATCACTTCAACACTTTGTTTATTCATATTAATCAAGGTTGTTGATTGGGTTAAAACTGCAAAGCTGTCAGATATTTTGAACATCTTTCGAGGTGGCAAGTCATGATCGAATTGTTATTTCAAACCATTGCCGTTTTAGCTTATCTCATTTGCGGTTTTCGTATTGCAACCTTTAGTCATGGAGGAAATTTTCACCGTGGCTATTCCTTCTTTGCAGCGACTTTGATCGCAGCTTTTTTAGGCCAATCGGTACATATCTTATTTTTTAAGGATCCAGTTACGCTCTGGGATGCCATCTTTGCGGTCCTTCTTGCAGTACTCATCTGGCGCACTAAAGGTAATGTGGCCAAACTCATTTGGAGTACAACATGATTTTAAAATTTGGTTCAAAAGGTGATGCCGTAGCAACTCTTCAAAAGCAATTGGCTAAGATGGGTTACAAGGGTGTTAAAGGTAAACCACTTTCCATTGATGGTCATTTTGGAGAGAGTACTGAATTTGCAGTGATTCAACTCCAGCGTAAATTTGGCTTAGTAGCTGACGGTAAAGTCGGTGATAAAACTCGCCAAGCTTTAGCTGGTATTTCAGTAAGTAAACTCTTAAAAGATGAAGACTATAAAAAAGCTGCAATACGTTTAAAAGTTCCTGAATTAGTTATTCGAGTTTTTGGAGCTGTTGAAGGCCAAGGTGTAGGCTTTCTTGAAAACGGAAAGGCTAAAATTTTATTTGAACGTCATCGAATGTATTTTTATTTAAGCCAAACATTAGGTAAAACATTTGCTAATAATCAGGCAAAAGTAACACCAAATTTAGTCAATACATTAACGGGGGGCTACAAAGGTGATGCAGCTGAATATACCCGGTTAAGTATGGCCATAAATATTCATAAAGAATCTGCCCTGAAGTCTACTAGCTGGGGCCAGTTCCAAATTATGGGTGAAAATTGGAAGGATCTCGGCTATTCATCTGTTCAAGAATTTGTTGATCAACAGCAGATTAGCGAAGGCCACCAACTCGAAGCATTTATTCGGTTTATTGAGTGGAAGCCTGGCTTATTAGAAGCATTACAAAAACAAGATTGGCATACAGTCTTTACACTCTACAACGGCAAAAACTATAAAAAACTTGGCTATCAAGCTAAATTCCAAAAAGAATGGGATCATCTTGAACCTATTTATGGGGGGAAAACTGCAGCATGAAAAAGCCCCATGCTTTACGTGAATATTTGCTGAATGCGATTCCGGATCTGCCTCAAGATCCGGATCGCTTACTCATCTTTGCAAATGACGGTAAATTAATGAGTACTGCAGCAAATGGGTATAGTTTTGAAATGGCTTATACGCTAGATATGATCATCACTGATTATGCTGGTGATGTAGATGTATTTGGAGTCGTCATTTTTACATGGATTATGGACAATCAATCCGAGCTTATGGCCAATCTAGATAAGGTAAAAGAAGCCATTACTTTTGAAGCTGAACTCATTGATAACAGCAAATATGATCTGCATTTTAAAATCCCTTTAACTGAACGTGTCATTGTGAAAAAGAATGCTGAAGGTAAATTCGAGATCTCATACCCAACTGAACCACAATATACTGAGTTTGGCCCACCTACTGATTTTGAATTAATAGATAAGGATGGATCTACGCTGGCAACATGGCGCACGTCTAATATTCAAGGACGTTCTTTGGATATGCCTTTCCCCGGGAAAAACCCATGAATAATATTCAGGATCTTGCCCTTTATCTTCAACCTTTGTTAGATCGTTTGTCCCCAGGTGAAAGGGCAAAACTAGCTAAAAATATTGGACGAGATTTTCGAACAAGCCAACGGCAGCGTATTACAGCGCAACAAAATCCAGATGGATCAGCTTATACGGCAAGACGTACACGGTTACGTGACCAGAAAGGAAAAATAAAAAGAAAAATGTTTTCCCGGATTAAATCTAACACTCATCTAAAAGTACTAAGCAATAGTGAATCAATTGCCGTAAGTTTCATTGGTCGTGTCAGCCGAATTGCTAAGGTACACCAATATGGATTAAGAGATCGGGCAACTAGATCTGCTCCAGATACAGTTTATCCAAAACGTGAATTGCTAGGATTTACTGATAAAGAGATTAATGTGGTTGAGTCCTCATTCATCAAGCATATCAATATTAAATAGCTCAACTTGTGAAAACCATTTTCACAAGTTCCCATTGCTGAAAACTAAAAAACTCTAACGCAAAGTGTTGGCATGAATGCTGACATCAATCGTCGTCTTGAAAATCTGATTCGGTTCGGAACAATCAAGACCGTAAATCCGTCTAAACCAATTCCCCTTGTCACTGTTGATCTTGACGATATTGTCACGCCTGAAATTCGCTTTTTTAATGCACGTTCCGGAGATGATTCAAATTGGGATCCACCCTCTTTAGATGAGGAAGTCATGGTGATTTCACCTTGTGGCGAAATTGGTCCTACAAGCGTGGTTTTCTATGGGCTTTACAACAATGAACATCCATCTCCTTCTGATGATTTAAATAAGAAAATCCGCGTTTTCGCGGATGGATGCGTTATTGCTTATGACGTTGCTGCACATCATTTGTCGGCAATCCTTCCACCTACGGGAACAATTGAAGTAACTGCAAATGGTGGCGTCACTGTAAATGCAAATGGCGGTGTCACTGTAAACGCCAATGATGGCCTAACAATAAACGCTGTATCAGGTGGTACAACCCACAATGGGAACTTATTAATAAATGGAAGTTCTGTCACAACAGGAAATAATACTGTTCAAGGTAGTCAATTAGTACAAGGAAGTAGCCATTCAAAGGGCGACTTCAGTACTGAAGGTGACGTTAAAGCTGGCTCTATTTCACAACGATATCATAAACATCCTGGTGATAGCGGTGGGACAACTGGAGAGCCAATACCATGATGTCACGTGAAAATGGCCGAGAGCTTGAAACTGAATTAGATCATATCCGTCAATCTATCCAGGACATTTTAACTACCCCCATTGGTACAAGAATCATGCGTCGAGAATATGGTTCTTTGATCTATCAATTGATCGACTCCCCTTTTGATGAAATCGCCACTCTGCAGTTATATGCAGCGACTGCAACTGCACTTTTACGTTGGGAAGACAGGATCATTCTTAATTCAGTTTCGTTAGTGACTAATGGAGAAGGTTCATATTTTCTAGATATGGATTGCAGTCTAGTTGATAGCAATAAACAGGCCTCTTTAAGCATCCCCCTTTCAATTGGATCATCCTTATGAGTGTTGACTTTAATTCTTTACCAAAACCAAATTTTGTTGATGTGCTTGACTATGAAGACATCTTCAATGAACGTAAAGAATATTTCATTTCACTTCATCCAGAAGATGAGCAAGAGCATGTTCGTAAAACACTGAGCCGTGAAAGTGAACCGGTCACTAAGCTTTTGCAAGAAAATGCTTATCGAGAAATGATTTTACGGAATCAAATCAATGAAAAAGCGCTAGCAACTCAGCTAGCTTTTGCAAAGAGTAATGATCTAGATGTTTGGGGTGCAAATTTTGATGTTAAACGTTTAGTGATTACACCTGCAGATGATTCAATCACACCACCAGCCCCAGCTGTTTATGAAGAAGATGAAGATTTTCGTTATCGCATTCAAAAGAAATTAGATGCATTAAGTACTGCTGGACCAGAATCAGCTTATGAGTTTCACACCCTTTCAGCCGATAGCCGTGTTTCAGATGTTAAATGTAGTTCACCAGCTCCAGCACACGCCCTTTTGACAATTCTTCAACGTGACACATTAAATAATGCTTCAACAGAAGAACTAAATTCGATTGTTCTAAATTATGTATCTGGAGAGAAGAAACGCCCAACGGGTGATCGAGTAAAAGTCCAATCAGCTGAAATCATTAACTATGAAATTGAAGCTGTATTAGTCACTAAAAATGTACCTGAGACAGATCCCGTTTTAGCCGCAGCGCAGGCCAATGCCTTAGCCTATACCAAAGAACCAAAGCGTATTGGTAAAGGAGTATTTTTTTCTGACCTTTACTCAATTTTAAAAGTATCTGGTGTTGAACGAGTTGAATTAATTAGTCCTACTGCTGAAATCCACCTTACTAACTTTCAAGCAGCTTCATGCACAGCAATTCGTCTTAGTGTGAGGAATGAATAATGAATTTACTTCCTCCAAACACGACGACTTTTGAAAAGAAAATTGTTGAAACAACAGCTAAAACAACAGAGTTAAATTCAAACTTATCAAGCTTAATTCGCGTTGATGATGCTCCTGCAGATTTCTTATCTATTTTAGCTTGGCAATTTTCTGTAGATCGTTGGCAAGATGACTGGCCGGATGAAGTAAAGCGGGCACAAATAAAGAATTCGATAAAAGTACATACCTATAAGGGTACTAACTATGCCCTTCGGTCAATTGTAGAAAGTTTTGGTTATTCGATCACTATTCATGAATGGTGGCAAGAAACTCCAATGAATGAACCCGGAACATTTCAAATCACTATTGATACAAATGGCCGAGCGCTTACAGAAAAAACTTCTAAAACACTAGTTGAATTGCTTAATGACGCCAAGCCTTTAACACGTGAGCTTAAAGGTATCGAAATCAATGTCATCAATGTTAAGGGTGAAACCAATGTCGCTTGCGGCTGTTATGGCGGTGATGACGTAACTATCTATCCAAAAGTTGATGATCCCAATTCCCTAATTTATCCAGTTTTTGCTTTTTACGAGCATGAAACGACAAGTATCTATCCTAAATAGAGCATAAAAATATGGCTGCACTTTATCACTCACTATTTACAGAAAAGGGTTTAGAACTCCTTCGAGAGTCGATTCAAAACGGAACAAAGCTAGGCATTACTCATATGTCTTTTGGTGATGGGGGCGGCATGTTACCTATCCCAGATGCAAAATTCACTCAGATGATAAATGAGGTATATCGTGTTGCTCTAAATAGGCTAGCGCCATCTAATGAAAACCCTAACTGGTTAGAGGCCGATGGAGTCATTCCATCAGCTATAGGAGGGTTTAATATTCGTGAGGTTGGCCTTTGGGCTGGTAATATTATGGTTGCTTATGCAAACTATCCACCCACTTACAAACCAAGTGGTGACCAGGGTACAGCTCAAATCAAAACTATTCGTATTGTATTACAGATTGATAATACAGCTAATTTTGAACTAAAAATCGATGCTAGTGTAGTAATGGCTACGATTCAAGCTGTTGAAGATGCAAAAATTGATGTAAAAAAGTACGCGGATGAAACTAAAGTCCACGTTGTAGAATCAATTTCTGACTTAATTAATTTAGAAAAATGGGAAGGACGGACAGTTTATGTAAAAAGCTATCTCCTTGGACTCAACAAAGGTGGAGGCGAATTTACATATTACTCAAATCGTGAAAATGAAAATGATGGCGGTCTAGTAATCAATGGATGGGTACGTGCTTTAAATGGCCCATATATTTTAGCGGACTGGTTTGGATGTTATGCTGATGGGAAAAAAGATGATTGGCAAGCTCTAACTAATTGCTTTCAATCTATTACCCGTTTAAATAAAACAATTAACGATGCAAATGTAGTGCAATGGAATGCAAAGACTGCAACATTTGTTCTAGGTATTGGTATTTATCGTTACACAAAACCATTAATGCTTCCTGCTATGGCCGATGTCATTTGTGTTGGTTCTTTAATGTATTTTCCAGTGGGCCAAAAGTTAGTTCAGCAAAATAATCGCTCAATATTATTTTATGATGGTAATGAACTTGAAGCCTCAGCTATCTATCTTCCGGTCTATATTAATAACAATAATGGGACATGGACTTTAAATGAAAATAGTTTATTTATGGGGGTTACAGGTGGATCTTCTGAAAAATCAATGGCTGTTGGTTGTACTTATAAATTCAATTTAATTACCAGAAGAAATACTAAAATTGGATTTAATGCCTTTGGATTTGAATCAAGCGCAGCTGAAGTCAGCATTGGAACACAAGGTACTTATGCACCTAATCAGGATGAAGCTGCTGCAATGCAATCACAAGACTATTTGTATGACGACTATTCGCCGAGAGTTGGGGTATCTTTAAAAAGGGCATGGAATTCTAAATTTATTAGGCCACGAATCATTGCTCACAATACAGGTATGTATATTGGAGGGGGTACAGCTAAAGTTGTTATTGATACTCCTTATATCAATCGTCAAATTGACAAACATACTGATGCAATTGACTTAAAACTAGATTTCTTACCCGTTGGTATTATTAATGAAAAAAGTACTACAAGTGCTTTTGTTATAGAAAATTCTGACTGTCATTTGATTGATCCAGTTACGGAACATTGGGGAATACCATACACAATTGCTAGTTCATCAGTACTTTTGGATAAACCGCATGTTGAAGGTAGTAACTTAGTCATGAAACATGACTTCGTTGTTTACAACTCTAAAGTTACTGTTAATGATTGGTCATCAATACGTACAATGTATGGTCGACAAGGTACATCTGTTATTTATTCTTGTGGCATGGATAACTATAAAGATCATATTTTTAAGCTACAAGGAGGCTCTTATTATGCTGATAATTCAGGTTATATACTTATAGACGGGACTGGTTTTGATGCTAGATATAATTCTTATTTTCTTACTGTAGAGAATATCCCACGCGATAAGATTATGGGTAATGTCTTCTTTACTGAGTCACGTTATATCAAAGCTGTTACAGGATTAAGAGAAAATTTCTACGGCATTTATATTAACAGTGCTAAAACTTCTACAGGTTTTGGTGTATCTGAAGATACTGCTTTACCAAATCTGACTTATTTAAATGAAGCCATTCGTTTATTGGGACCAGCTTGGAATGGTACAGTGAATTTATCTTCTGATTTGGCTATGACTTCAGATGTCTTTATTAATAATGAACGTCTAAATTTAACTGTAAACATGAATAACAAAATAATATCTGTAAAGAATAGTTCAATATTTTTGACTGGAGATATTAAAGTAAGTTTTTATGGCACAGGTACTTTAAAAGCTGAAGGTGAGTCTTTGTTTAAAACTCCACTATCAAACAGGTGTTTTAATATAGATCTAAGCTTTGGATCGGGTATAACTTTTGATACTACTAATTATATCTATCGTAATTTCAATGATCTTCTCAATGTTAATTTGAGAATCAATAATAGTAATTTAACAAAAGCCGTAGGTAAGTACATAAAATGCGATGGAGCTGCGATTGGCACTATTGGTGTTTTTGTTAAATCTAGTACACGAAATACAGCTTATGATACTGCTCCTGTAGATTTTGTAGCTAATAATTTTCTGCTTAGCAGTAAAATTAGTTAAAAATAAATTTAGGTCATTTTGATAATGTAAAAACCATTTTCACAGACCAAGAAACTTACACTTTTGATTTAGTCATGCAAGCCTGTTTGTTGAATTAAAACCTCAATTAACAGGCTTTTTTATGGCTATAGATCAATACCACCACGGAATCCGTGTCCTTGAACTCAATGATGGGATCCGGCCAATCCGAACCATTGCAACTGCAATCCCAGGTGTCGTTGCAACTGCAGATGATGCAGATCCATTAGTATTCCCAGAAAACCAAGCAGTACTAATTACAAATATACAAGCTGCAGTAGCTAAAGCCGGCAAGAACGGGACTTTAGCAAAAGCGCTTCAAAATATGGCCAACCAAACTAACGCTATTTGTGTTGTGGTCCGTGTACCCACAGCAGTTGATGAAGCAGCTCAATCAGCGAATGTCATTGGTACTGTAACCGCTGAAGGTAAATATACAGGCCTTAAAGCTTTACTCGTTGCCAAATCAAAATTAGGTGTTCAACCGCGTATTTTAGGTGCACCAGGGCTTGATACTCAGCCAGTTGCTACTGAATTAGTTGTTATTGCTAAAAAGTTGCGTGCTATGGCTTATGCATATGCATGGGGTTGTAAAACCAAAGAAGAAGCTGTGGCGTATCGTGAAGCGTTTGCTGCACGTGAACTCATGATCATTTGGCCGAACTTTGTAGCGTTTAATACGACAACCGCTCAAACAGAAACTGTACCAGCTGTAGCTGTTGCTATGGGACTACGTGCAAAGATTGATAATGAAATAGGCTGGCATAAAACCCTTTCAAACGTTGCCGTATCAGGTGTTACTGGCATTGATGCTGATGTGACATGGGACCTTCAAGATCCGGCAACTGATGCAGGTTATCTCAACAGTAATGAAGTCACCACTTTAATTCAGCATGAAGGCTTTCGTTTCTGGGGATCTCGTACTTGTTCGGATGATCCATTATTCCTATTTGAAAACTATACACGTACTGCTCAAGTCTTAGCTGACACCATGGCTGAAGCACACATGTGGGCAAATGATTTACCTCTTCATGGTTCATTGGTTACGGACATTCTGGAAGGTCAAAAGGCCAAGCTACGTGAACTCACACGTAATAAATACCTTATTGGTGGTGATGCCTGGTTCGATCCTGAAGCAAACACTCCAGACACGTTAAAGGTTGGGAAGTTGGCCACAGATTACGATTACACCCCTGTCCCACCATTAGAAGATCTGACCTTCCGTCAACGTATTACAGATCGCTATCTCGCTAACTTTGCTGCATCTGTAAAAGCTTAAGGAACATAACGCATGGCTTTACCTCCAAAACTAAAAAATATGAACTTCTTTAATGAAGGGAATAGCTACTTGGGCAAAGTTAAAACTGTGACTTTACCCAAGTTAGCCCGTAAAACTGAAGACTACCGTGGCGGTGGTATGAACGGGACCGTAAAAGTCGATTTAGGCATGTCCGATGATGGCTTAGTCCTTGAGTCAACTTATGGTGGTTTAGATCTTTTGACACTCCGTCAATTTGGTATGGAAAAAATTGACGGTGTTTATCTCCGTTTTGCTGGGGCATACCAGCGCGATGATGATGGCGAATATGATGCCGTTGAAGTGGTTGTTAAAGGCCGTCATGAAGAAATTGACGGTGGTGAATCAACACCTGGTGAAGATACAGAACATAAAGTTGTGACGAACTGTGTTTACTACAAGCTGACGGTGAATGGTGTTGTTGAAGTCGAAATTGACATTCTTGGCATGAAAGAAATGATCGGTGGCGTAGATCGTCTTGAAAAACAACGCAACATCTTAGGCATTTTATAAGTTTCCTTCCCTTCTGTAGTCCAGTACTGCAGAAGATTTTTTTATTTAACTTTTAGGATATTTCAACATGAATCAAATTGATCAAGCGATTAACCAGGAACAAATCAAAAACCCAAATGAAGAAGTGGTGACTTTAGAAGAGCCAATCCGTATGGGTGAACAGATGATTACCCAAGTGACCATTCGTAAACCGGGTGTAAAGGCATTAAGTGGTACCAGTCTCCAGGCTATTTACCAGCATGACGTAGATGCACTTTGTAAAGTCCTTCCACGTGTTACTTCCCCAGCACTGACACCTCAGCAAATCTACCAAATGGACCCTGTAGATTTTGCCAATTTAGGAGGGCATTTGGTCACTTTTTTGTACCCGAAAGCCTTACAGAAGGAAATCAAGGCTCAGACAGCCTAGAGCTGGTCGATGATGTAGATGAGGCAATAGCTAATATTGCCGTCATCTTCCACTGGCCACCAAGTACTTACGATGACATGGATATTGTTGAATTGAGCAAATGGCATCGTAGAGCTCTCTTAAGAAATCAAACTAACTAATTAGAGTCCACCAATGGCAGATTTAAAATTAGAAGTCCTATTTAATGCAGTTGATAAATTATCTGGCCCTATAAAAACAATCGTTGGTGGCTCTAAAACCTTATCAGATGCCTTTAAAAAGACTTCATCTGAACTGAAGGCACTAGAAGCCCAGCAACGCAAAATTTCAGGCTTCAGGCAGCTTAAAGAACAATCTGAAAAAACTACACAGGCCATTGAACAGAATAAGGAAACACTTAAACAGCTCAAAACAGCCATGAATATTGGTGCCCCTACTGAGCAGATGGTTAAGGATTTAGCACGTGCTGAAGCTGCACAAAAACGTCTGAAAGCGGCTCAGAAAAATCAAGGTACTGAAATGACGGCTTTAGTCCGTGAACTTAATCAGGCTGGTATTAGTGTCGACAACTTGGCTGATGATGAATCAGAGCTGAAGAATAAAATCCATCTCACGACGATGGAAATTAACAAACAAAAGGAATCTTTAGAACGTCACCAGAAAGCTCAAAAGCAGTATGAGCAAATGCAAGGACGTATGGCTAAAGCATCGGATCTGGCCAAGAAAGGTCTAATGGTTGCTGGAGCTGGAGCAGCTGCAATGGCTATTCCGGTACACCTGGCAATTGACTATGAATCTGCAATGGCAGATGTGAAAAAGGTCGTCAATTTTGAAACTCCACAACAGTTCAAAATCATGGGTGATGACATCATCCGGCTATCCACCGAACTTCCAATGGCTGCCAAAGATATTGCAGCTATTGTTGCAGCTGGTGGTCAATCTGGAATTGCAAAAAATGAACTGCTAGGTTTTGCTGAATCCGCGGTAAAAATGGGCGTTGCTTTTGACATTTCTGCTCAAGAGTCTGGTCAAGCTATGGCCGAAATGCGTACAGCTTTTAAAATGTCTCAACCAGAAGTCGTCTCTCTTGCTGACAAAATTAACTATCTAGGCAATAACACTCCAGCTGCAGCAAAAGGCATCATGGATATTGTTCAACGTATTGGCCCTCTCGGTGAAGTTGGTGGTTTTGCCTCTGGATCTATTGCAGCACTTGGTGCCACTATCCGGGGAATGGGTGTTGCTGAAGAAATTGCAGCAACCGGTATTAAAAATATGATGCTTGCTTTAGTTGCTGGAGAGTCTGCCACTAAAGGTCAAAGAGCTGCTTATAAAGATCTAGGCTTAGATGCTGGCCAAGTTGCTAAAGACATGCAAACTGATGCTGAAGCTACAACGTTGAAAGTAATAAAAGCAATTTCAAAATTAGATAAATATAAACAGGCTGCCACCTTAAAAGAATTATTTGGATCTGAATCTTTAGGCTCTATTGCACCATTACTTACTAACATGGAAGCCCTTGAGAAAAACCTATCAATGGTAGGAGATAAATCTAAATATGCTGGTTCAATGCAAGCCGAATATGCCGCACGTGCAGCAACTACAGCCAATAATATCCAGTTGGCCAAGAACCAAGTAGCGGGTCTGGCGATCAATATTGGTAATGTACTTTTACCCCCAATTAATACCATGCTTGGCAAATTCACCTCTGTGATGGCAGTTGTTCAAGATTGGGTATCACGCAACCCTGCATTAGCCTCAAGTCTGGTAAAAATTGCTGTTGGTGGCATAGCTATTATTGCTGTTATAAGCGCTTTATCACTTGGAGTTTTAGCGCTACTTGGTCCCCTTGCTATGCTCAAAATGACCTTTTCCACATTAGGGATTGGGTTTAGTGCATTAGGAGCCATTGTCTCCCCAGCTGGTTTAGTCATCCTTGGCATTATTGCAGCCGTGGCTGGAGCTGCTTATCTCATTTATAAGAATTGGGAACCTATCAAAGGATTCTTTGTTGGCATTTGGAATACAGTTAAAACTGCCTTCAATGGCGGAATTAAAGGCGTATCTGCCCTAATTATTAACTGGTCCCCTATTGGGCTTTTCTATGCTGCATTTGCGAAAGTCTTGTCCTGGTTCGGTGTAGATCTGCCCGCGAAATTCACAGGGTTTGGGGCCATGATTTTGACTGGCTTAAAAAATGGAATTCTTTCTAAAATCGGTGAGGTTAAAACTGCTCTCTCCGGAGCCGTAACTGGTGTTATTGAAAAAGCCCGAAATCTTCTAGGTATCCATTCCCCTTCCCGTGTGTTTATGGGCATTGGTGACTACACCATGCAAGGTATGGCATTAGGTATTTCACAGAACCATAACTTACCCGTTAAAGCGACACAGCAAGCTACTCAAAATGTGATTAGTACTGGTACCACAGCAAAGGTTACACCAGTGACGCCAATCCGGGCACAACGCGGTGGCAGCTTCATTAGTAACGACACAATTCAAATCACCATTAAAGCAGAGCACGGTCAACCCGTTCGTGAAACTGCACGTGCTTTAAGAGCTGAAATGGTACGCCTTCAACAAGAAGAACGCGATGCTCGTCGTAGATTTTTGACTGATACGGAGTAGACAAAATGATGATGGCTTTAGGGTTGTTCGTATTTTCATTGCGAACAGCTGCATATCAAGAACTGCAACGTGTTACTAACTGGAGACATCCAAGCAATAGCCGGGTTGGCTCTACTCCAGCTTACCAGTTCGTGGGAAAAGGTGAAGATACCATTACCCTGAAGGGAGAAATTTACCACGAACTGACCAACAACCGAATTGTACTAGATCAAGTCCGTCGTATGGCAGACACAGGCATGGCCTACACGTTGATTGAAGGAACCGGAAAGATTTATGGCCTAGTTATTATTGAAAATATGGAAGAGACAAAAACCTATTTCTTTAAAGATGGTGCTGCCCGCAAAACAGAATTTACTTTGACACTAAAGATTGTGAAGGAATGGAAACCGACGCTACTCGGCACACTCATCGGCATGGCTGGTGGTGCAGTAAATAGGTTGATATAAATGCTTAATCAAATCACCAATATGCTAAATGAAGCAGCTGAATCATATCAGGCTGAAACTGAATATCCTTTCCCAATTTATCGCCTAGAAGTCGACGGAAATGACATATCCCCTCTTGTTGTCGACCGGTTAATTTCTCTCAGTATTAAAGATAATCGTGGTCTTATTGTGGACTCTGTGGACATTGATCTTGATGATTCTGATGGCCAATTAGAAATCCCCCCTGAAGGAGCAATTATTCAAGTATGGATTGGTTGGTCAAATACGGGCTTAGTGGACAAAGGGAAATACAAAGTTGAATCCGTCACTCATCGTGGTGCACCGGACGTTTTAAGTATTTCAGCCTTCAGTAATGACGTATCTGAAGGCTTAAAGCAAAAGCGTGAACGTAGCTTTAGTAATAAATCAATACAGATGATTTTTGAAACCGTTGGTGCTGAATATGCGCTTAAAACAATTGTGCATGACACACTGGCCAACCGAGTAATTTCATATATTGCTCAGAACGAAAGTGACGCCAATTTAGTTACCCGGATTGCAGACGAACATGATGCTATTGCTACTGTAAAAAATGGCCATTTAATTTTACTACCTCGTGGGGCCAGTCAAACCGCTTCAGGATTGCCCCTTCCTACCGCCCAAATTTTTAGATCTGATGGTGATGGCCACAATTACACTACTGGTACCGGTACTGACAGAATCACTGGTGTTAAAGCCTACTATTACGATTCAAGTAAATCTAAAAAGCTGTATGTAGTCATTGGTGACAATGAAGACAATTTAAAAGAGATCCGCTACGTTCACCGTGATAAAAAAACGGCTGAATTAGCGGCACAAGCTGAATTCAACCGTTGCAAACGTACATCTCAGAAATTGTCATATACCTTTGCCTTTGGCCAACCGGAACTTATCCCGGAACAAGAGTTTGTTTTTACCGGTTTAAAACCACAAATTGATGACATCGTATGGCTCGGCACGAACGTTACTCATAATTTAACGGATAGCGGATTTACTACAAGTGTCGAATTAGAGTTACAACTGCCGAATACAGATGATGTTTCAACTCTTTTTGAGCCTGATAAAGATGGAGATAAAGAATTAAAAAAACAAAACAAAAAACGGACCGGTCGCAACTATGCCGACTACACCGGAGTAATCGTTTTTTATCGTGACAATGGAAAAGACCAGAAGCTTACTTCGGGTGATCAAAGCAATCCTTTAAAACTCATTAAAATTTATAAAACAAAAAAGACAGCGATTATTGCCTTAAAAAGAGAACAAGCCCGAATAGATAAAGCTAAAAAGGGCAAATAAAAAAAATCCTTGCTTTGGGGAAAGCAAGGACAAAAGGGTAATCAATTTTCGATACAAATTATTATAAATCACCATTTATAGTGATTTTGTTATAAAATCGTAAATAATTAAACCTACAGGTAACGAAATGGCTCGACCAAGATCCCGTTATAAATGCCCTCACTGCGGTGAACCTTTTTCAATCCGTTCAAGTACTGAACTTAATCCTTTACTCCGTTCATTTCAGGGACAGTGTCAAAACTTAGAGTGTGGTTTTACTGCTCAAGGATTCTTTGAATTAAAGATCCAGCTTTCCCCTCCAGCTCATCCTAATCCTGAAATTAACCTACCTACTCCAGACCGTACTTGGAAAATGGAGCACGCATGACAGACAAAATTGATATTGCTCAAGAACTACAACTTAAACAGGTCCAAATTCAACTTAAAGACTTTAGCCGCCCTTCCCTAACTGAATGTGAAGAATGCGGAAATGATATTCCTGTTGAGCGCCAGCGCTATGGTTCTGTAACCCTTTGTGTTGAATGTAAAAATACACAAGAAAAACTTTCAAAAAGGTACTTTTAAATGACAAATTTCCTAATCTTTTTCATCGTTATTCTTGTTTTAGCCCTCATTATTTTTTGGATGATTCTGGATTATCAATTTACTCGGTACATCCATGAGATGAAGGCTTTTTATAAGGAAGAAAATCTCCAAAACAAAAGCCAACTCAAGTTAAATCAGCAAATCCATACGGGAGTAATAAATGCAGCTATACCCGATCTTAATCGGCATGATCATGGGCATTATTTTAAGTAGTTCCATGTTCTTATATCTTGTCGCATAACGCCAAGCCCCTTCAATGGGGCTTTATTATTTTACGGTAAATACCTTGTCTTAAAAGTTTCCTACCAAACTTCTATATTGCTTGATCTGTTTTCTATATTATTTTTAGTTAACCTTTTAAGCTGTGTTAAAAGGTTAATTTCAAAAATCATGCAGCTTCTTCACCTAGCCAAAATAACATTTTGTCATTCAACTCTTCTTCAGAATCTGCACTTTCAATATTAAACTTATAGCCTTTAAATTTGAAATCTAATTTATCTAAGGTCTCTCCAATTTCATCAACCTTTTCCTCATCTAACTTCTTCAACTCTTCTGCAGAAGGTCTTAAAACAAAAAAGTTTGCGCCTTTTTGATCTAATTGAGATGCTGTTAAAAGATCTGTTGCCAACATCAAGTAATTTGTATTGATGGTATCTACATTGTTTGTGACGACAGAAACAAAACTTCCGTAATTAGAAGAACTTCGCATAGGCACATACAAATCACTATTATTTTTTCTTAAATAACTATCTTCAGGGAATAGATCTAATAAATGCTTATATTCATTTTTACTTTTAATTTTTTGTCTGAGGTTAGTTGTAGCACGTTTTAAGAATGGCTCATTTTTAATGTACTTAAAATCATTCTTCACTTTACTCTTTGATGCATGAGTTTTGCCTAAAGTAACAACACGAGTGTACAATCTTTCCAGAATCTTTTCTTCATTAAGGCCCTTAGCTAAGCCTTTATCTATCAAACGAATTTGGTCTGAAAAATAAAAATTATCTCCTTTAAAAGCTTTTAAAGATAATTCAATAACATCCTGAAGATGCTGTACAGTATCCTCATCATATAAGCAATTTACGCGATTGAAACTATCAAGCATTTTGAAGTAATTTCTACCATTGTGCTTAAATGAAACACCAATATTTAGATATTCTTCAGTAGCTATATCAGGGTTCCACTGCACAAGTGACCATTCACCTTTAATTATATTTGACATATGAATCTACCTATTTAAGCAGCTAATGCATGAGGCAAACGAGTTGCTATGGTAGCAAAACGTACTTCAAAATAATTGAAAAAATCATCAATCTTTTTATCTAAATTGCTACCTATTGTTTGATCAATATGAGTGATACAACCATGAATATCTACTTTGTCTTTATCATAAAAACTGCTATTTCTAGCAGCAACATCTAATATAGGTTGATAAATAGCAGGGTGGATAATTGTTCCATTGTATTGTGCTTTGAATGCATTGAGCATGTAGTTTGTACAATTGAATGTTGGGTCGATTGATTCATACTGCCAATCAATTACACCAAAAATTTGACCATGATCAATTATTCCAATGTCATCCTTTTTAATAAAAATTAGATTCCCAATATTTCTATCAATATTCCCAATACAATCATCAAAAGCAACTAAAGATTTAAAGTTCGGCCAAGAATCGAGTAATGAAATAATCTGTTGTGCTTCATCATTAGCAATCTCCTGCGGATTCTTAAGATAGACCTTTTTTAGATCTTTACCGCCAAGACTTGATGTAACCCATCCATATACAAAACCGTTGGTCTGAGCAAAACTATCCGTTGAGGTATCAATAGAAAATTCACTTACATCAAGCTTGATCAAAGCTGCACGACTTGATTGTCGCAAATTGGCTGAATTAGCTAGCAAGAAACCAAAACTTTCATTAATAATTTCTTTAATTCGAGTATTTACAGGAAAAAGTTTAACAAATGATTCAATGACTTCACCATCTGGCCATAGAACTTCAGCTAAATATGTTTTTGCAGAGATACCGCCACTTGTTGGACTCATTTCTTTTAAAGTAGACAAATAACCATCTTGCTCAATCATTTCTATCATTATACTACTAGCCCTTATAAATATCTTTATCTTACATTTTAATAGTAACTAAGATACTCACCAAATTAAAGTTTTAAACATCGATTTTTAAGTCATCACACAGTAATAATAAATATGCATTACTCCTGTCCCAATACTTTCACAAAATCATCTTCAGTTAAAATACGAATATTCGCTCCATCTTTTTGCCACTTCAGAGCCTGTTCAAACTTACGCCCATAGCTCATATGTGCCCAATGAGGATTACCCTTATTACATATCACGAGATAATCAACAGTTTTGGTGAGATCATCTTTAAAAATACCACCTTGTGATTCGATCACCTGTTTCCATTCTGCTTTACTATAACGAGCAGATGCACCAGTTAAACAAATGGTCTTGCCAATGATTTCAACGTTGCCATGGTAGAAATCAGGATTTTTATTATCTTCAGAGCTAGATACTCTAACTTGTGGTAAACCAAAATTATTGAGCTGGATATATTTAGCCAACGTTAAACGTAGAACTTCTTTTGTATCACTACTAACACGGTTTAAAATACGTACATGATTCAAAGCAAGAATTATTTCTTTATAGATAGGATCATCTTTCAGATATTCATGACGATCCAACCAAGCATTTAAAGCTAATACCTCATCATCTGTATAATCACTATCACAGGCCAAACCTGCTAACACGCCATGTAATCTTTGGACATCACAAGTATGTTCTTTAAAGTACTTTGAGTTTTTGAATAAATCTAAATGTGCTTGAACTTCTTGGTGATTCGCTAATAAGAACTGCGGGTCTTCAGCTGCTTTAAGTAGAACCTGATAAAGCGGTTCAAAATGAGGTACTGTTACAGCTTCTGGATATTGCTCTACCCATTTAATTAAGGCTTCAATTTCCTGTAAACGCACACGACCATCTAAGAACAAACCCTCAAAAAAACCTAAAAACAAATTACCTAATTTACTTTGATTCGCATTGAAATTTATACGATTTAAATCAACTTCCATGATGGCACCAATCTCATTTTATTATTAAAATAAAGTTGGCTATATAGTATCCAAGATACTATTGATAATCTATATTTTTCTTAATTCTTAAGAGCTTATATCTGTATCTTTAGTCTTATTTACCCCCTTGCATTTTTAATAGCTTCTGTTGTTGCTTTAACCATTTCAGTTGTACTTTTCATTTGGTCAGAAATTAAATTACTCATGTCTTTATGAGCTGCCCCATCAATTTCACGACCGAAGTACTTAAGTGCAAGTTCTTTGCGTACACTAGCAGCTTCTTCCGTAGGTATACTTTCCATAAAACTTGGGTAAGCTTGTAACTCAACTTGAGTTTGATAATTTTGATCAGCTAATCGCTGGTAATGTGCTGACTGTTTTAGAAAATAACTAATTAATGTAATACCTACTAATAACAGAGAAACTTTTACAGCCCAAAACTCAATAGTTGAGAAAAGATGAGGAACTAATTCCTGTTTAAGTGTTAATAAACCTACAGATAAACATAATAGTACTCCCAACCCCCAATAAAAATACGATCTATAACTTTCTTCTAACCCACGATATTTGTTTACAGCATTATCATAAATATTTTCTGTACGAGCATTATCAGCAATATTTCTTAATCTTCTAAAATTTAAAAGCTCTGTATTAACCTCATTTACAATAGGACTTAGTGCATTCACTGACAATTCTTTAAATAATCTTTTTATTTCTGAGTAATTAACAATAAAAGAATTAATTTCCTCTATCTTACTATTAATTTTTTGAACTGTGTTTGCAGTAGGTTCTGCTAATAGTAAAGCTGACATATCAGCAATATCTCTTTTAAAGTTTTCTAAAAAACCCATTTCATCATAGTGTAAGAAAATAGAATTTAGGGAAGAGATAATATCATTCAAACCAGTTCTAACCTTATCTTTTAAGTCTGAAGCAATTTGCAAACCATTTATTTGATTAATAATATTTCTTATATTTTCTATAAGCTTTGTCTTAAAGCCCCTATATTCTTCATAACTCATTCTTCTAATTTCTTGCTCATTTAGATTTACACTATCATTTGCCATTTATATTCCACCCCAAAAATTATTATAAAGTCTTGACGCGTAATAGTATCTAAGCTACTGTAAAAACGCTAGATAGACATAAGTCTTTTTAGTCAGGCGTAGGAACCTGTTAGTACAAAGATCACAGACGCAAAAAAGTCCGTCTATGGGCTATTTTTTTGCTTAAAATTCAGCTTCGCTGTTCTATGGCAGGCTGGACAGGACAGCTTCGGCTGGCCGTATCTGTGATCACGGTATTCCTACTCCTGTTCAGTCTGTCACCATTACCGTAGGAAGTAATGGCGCCAGATCAAACTTAAATTTGATCACAGGAATAGCAAATGAATACATTCGCTTTAAAGAACTCCCCTACTCAAAATTCTGTAAAAGAACATACTCCAGTTCACGACCTGGCTGCATTCAAACAACATCAGCTCAAGCTCAAACGTCAAAAACTCATCAAAAATATATTCGATGCTGCGATCTTCATAAGTATTGCTAGCTTTACCTTCTCAACTTTGTTTTGGGGAGCCTAAGCCATGTTTAAACATTTTGCGTACCTCTTAAGCACCTTTTGTGCGCCTTTGGTTTCACAACAATTTCTGTATGCTTTCACTCAATCTAACAAATTGGGAGTACAGCCATGAACACAATCGCACATATTGATGATGCTGTATTTATTCAAAACGACCAAGTTAAAACCTCTAGCCTCAAAGTGGCCGAGCTTTTTGGCAAACACCATAAAAACGTAATTCAAAAAATTGAAACGTTAGATTGCTCTTCAGAATTTACGTCGGCTAACTTTTCAGCCCACGTGCAAACTATTCAAGCTGGAGCTGTTCAGCGTGAATCTAAATATTATGAAATGACCAAAGACGGTTTTATTTTCTTGGTTATGGGTTTTACAGGTGCCAAAGCAGCTCAAATTAAAGAAGCTTATATCAACACCTTTAATCACATGGCAGCCATGCTCTACAACACTCAAGGCAACCATGACCAAATACATGTTGGGGCAGTTGTACAGCTCAAGTCTGGTGGACCGCTCTACACGGTCAGTAAAATCTTTTATGGCCAAAACGGTTACATGGAAAGTGCTGAAGTCATTTGGCACAACAAATCTAATTTGTGCCGTGAAACTTTACCCATTAACTGCCTAACACTTGAGTCTAAAAACCTCATTCAAAATAAAACCCTCGAAGACTTCTGGGCCTCTGTTCATGCCTATGGTATTCATAAGCTCAACCACAGCCGGAAACCAAACTTACTTGCGTTTAATATTGGGCAGATCTACGAGTGCATTGAAGGTTTACCACCCAAAAGCCAACTGTCTAGCATCCTCATGCAAAGCAGTGCTCCCTTCCCTGTCTTTATGCAACATAACCACCCTGTGCAGAGTGGGATTATCAATAAAACGGTGAGATGCATGGTTTTCGACATTAAAAAGCTCGCTATATCAGCAATTGAAAAGGGCTAATGTTATGGAAAATTTCATAATATCAAACAGATAAGCGACATAGCGTGTCGCCACTATCTATATTTTCAAAGCAGATTTTACGAAAATAGACCCATGATCAATAGACAGGGGGAGAAATGCACTCAACACTAGACATTAATAGCCAAAAGAAAATGACGGCTGAAGAAATATTGGAAGAAATTGTATATCCACTTGAGAACCTTCAAAACTTACTTTTTGCCTTTTCAAAAATGAAAGTCGATGATGGTTTAAAAGAACAAGAATTTAGTGCCATCATCAACACGCTACATCACCAAGTGGTCAACATTAACCGCGCGGTTCATGCCAAATAAATTAAAAGAAACCCGGCTTAGGCCGGGGTTTCTTTAATTATTTATTTTCATTAGCAAATGTTTCGCTCCATTTATTTAAGCTAAAGTGAGAGCTTTTATGAAACTTTAAACCAAATTTTTCAAAATTTTTATGATGAAAACTATTAAATACTTTTGTATTTTCTAAACTGGAAAGTAAAGTTGTTCGAAATGGTGCGATAAAAAATAAAACTACTTGTTCAGAAAGATTCATTGAATTACTGATAACTTTAAGAAAAAATTTTTGATCTTTCTTTTTCAAATTTGAACTCTTAATCAAAGTAAATAAACTCACATAAATTTGAAAATAATCTAACAACGGATAAAAATTATCTCCCGAGTTTAATTCTTTAGAAATTAAATGAAATTTTGCTCTAATCATAGGCGGATTTAGATTTTCTAATTTGTCACCTTTCCATTCGTTTTTTAATAATTTTACAAACTCCAAATGAAAGAGTCTAAAGACATCGATTCCAGTAAATTCTTTATCATTATTTTTTACATATAATAATTTAAGTTTTTCATTCCTTAAATTTAATAAGGCATAAAATTGAGAGGTAAAAAAAGCCAGTTTTGTTTCATTGATTTGGGCATCATGAGTTTTTTTAGCTAAGCTTAATTGTTCTTCTATTGATTTTTTTGCTTGTGAAAGCTGTAAATTAGTTGACTCTTTCGCCTGTGCTAGTTGTTCAGCAGTAGCTTCTTTAGCTTGTTTAAGCTGTTCTGCCATCGCTTCCCTAGCATCTTTATTAGCCTGTCGTTGCAAATAAGCTGAATACATTACGATAATTAAAGTCGCAGATGTAAATAATGTATTTAAGCTGCCGTAGATATCACCAACAGGCCCATAATCAGCAAATGTCTTTAAATCGGCACCAATCCAACTCATCCAAGACATGAATGCCTTAAATAAAAAAGGAAAAACGAGCCAAATTAGAATAATTAAAATTACAAGCAGCCAAACTTGTCTTTTATTTTCAAATAAAAATCCCATAAAATGCCTTAATAAGTATTTTAATTTTAAAGATTTAATCTCTATTTAAATTGATTCGCATAAGTTTCTACTAAAGAGACTAACCCCGAACGCATTTCTTCACGTGTTTGACGGTACAACTGAATCAGCTTTGCTTCATCATCTGCCAGTTCACTGCTTTTGAGTTCTGAAGCGCCCCACAGAATATAAGCAATATTAAATCCATGGTCTTCAAGCAAATCTAGCTGGTCAGTGTCTAAAGGTGCATTGTGCTTTTCATAACGCACAACTGAGTTCTTTTTAACGTTTAAGATCTCGGCCAACTCATCTTGTGTACCTATGCCCAAGCGCTTACGTTCTTCTTTTAAACGTTCACCACGATTAGAAAAATCACCATTTTTCATACTTTTTCCTTAAAAGCACTTGTAAATCACCATAAATAGTACTAAATTTAATAACACTAAGTATCTAAGTACGATTTATGGTGATTTTCGCATGACTACATCAAATGTTCAAACTAAACCTAAACACACTGAACTCACTCAAGTCCGCTGGACCAAAGCTCAGTTAAAAGTCCTTAAGAAAATTGCGTATGAAAAGGACACAAAAGTTGCCATCTACATCCGTAATTTTATGGTGAACCATCACCCCGAATTACAAGAACCGCGCAAAGACGAGCAATTGTAATCAAAGCCAATTCGCAATGCTTACAAAGCTACAAACTCAAACAAAATATTCACATTCTCAAACAGTTACCAATAATCACGCGTGGTTTTAAATGTCAGTATTACAAAGACGCATTGATGACAGACTCAACCAGTTATTCAACTTTAAAAAGGTTGGTGACTGGTACCGTGAAGGTCTATGTCCTCAATGTGGGAAAAAGGAACTCTTTACCCATGCTGAAACACCACGTGTAGTTAAATGTGGGCGTTTAAACAAATGTGGCTATGAAGAGCACGTAAAGGAAATCTGTGAAGACCTTTTTAAAGACTGGTCTAAAGACTTCCCTCGTACACCTGAAAACCCTCATGCAGCAGCGGATGCATATTTAGTTAATGCTCGGGGTTTTGACGTTTCCAAACTAAAAGGTACCTACACACAAGAACTTTTCAGAAATGATCGTAAATACCCCGACCTAATTACAGCGACCGTACGTTTTAAACTTGCTGAAGGTGTTTTCTGGGAACGGTTTATAGACCGTCCTGAACGCTTTGGCCGTCAAAAAGCTAACTTTATGGGGGACTACAAAGGCCTAGCTTGGTCTCTAGATGATTTAGATAAACTTTGTAATGCCCAATCTATTTGGGTTACTGAAGGCATCTTTAACGCTATTGCCCTATCCCTTTCTGGACAGCCTTCTATAGCCACCATGTCTACAGAAAACTATCCAGAAAAGATGCTGAAGCAAATTGCCGACCACTGTCATGAGTTAGGGTGTCAAAAGCCACGCATTCGCTGGGCATTTGATAATGATAAAGCCGGCAAAAAGTCTATCCGTAAGTTTCATTTAAGAGCTGTTCAAAACCATTGGGATTCGACCGCTGCCCTTCCACCTTCAGGAGGTTTGGACTGGAACGACCTTTACATGCGTGACCAGCTACACAGTGAAAACCGTAAGACCTATAAACACTACGGAGAGCTGCACATTGCAGAAACTCCGGAGCAAGCTGGCTTACTCATCTACAACTTCAATGACGGTCGACGTAGAACCTTTTATTTCAACCATAACTTTCGGTTGTATTGGTTCAATTTAGATATGGACAAATACAGCAAGGAACTCGAACGCATTGAAGCAGATCCAGACCGAGACTTCTTGCTCGATAGCCAAAAACGTGAACTCGCCCTTCAGCAATGTTCAGCAGTTTCAGAAATATGTAATCGCCAGCTCACCCCTCTTTATTTCCAACGAAACGAAATAACAGACGAGTCCTGGTATTACTTCCAGATCTCCACTCCAGAAGACGAAATGAAAGCGACTTTTACGGCAGACCATATATCTGCACCGGGTAAATTTGGCCCACGTTTGCTGTCTGTGCACGTCGGAGCTTGGTGGACGGGCAATAACCATCAACTTTTAACGTTTATGAAGCAGAACACCGAAAGGCTCAGAGAAGTGAAAACAATAGATTTTATGGGGTACACCAAAGAATATGGAGCCTACATATTTGAAAAACATGCTGTGTATAAGGGTAACGTTATCCACATAAACGATCATGATTTCTACAAGCTTGGTCGCCTAGAGCTAAAAACATTAGCCGGTAGTCCATCTATCAAACTCAACCCGAAACAAGAGTTCAAACCGACTTGGTGGAAAGACTTTTACCGGGTACGTGGTGCAAAAGGTTTAATCGCACTGGCGTGGTGGACAGGCTCATACTTTGCAGAGCAGATCCGGGCAATGCATAGCTCATTTCCATTTATTGAAATCGTAGGTGAAGCCGGTGCAGGTAAATCACGTTTAATCGAGTTTATGTGGAAGCTATCTGGCCGTGCAGACTATGAAGGCTTTGATGCAAACAAATCTACCAACGTGGCAATTTACCGTAACTTCGCCCAAATTTCTAATTTGCCTGTGGTTCTCATCGAGGGTGATCGTAATGACCAAAACGGTAATGCAGTCGCTAAAGCCAAGTTTAGTTGGGACGAACTAAAAGATGCCTACAACGGTCGTGCAATTCGTTCTAAAGGCCTAAAAACAGCAGGTAATGAAACATATGAGCCACCATTCCGTGGTGCCATCATGATTTCCCAAAACACGCAAATCCAAGCCTCTGAAGCAATTCTGACACGTACTTTACACATCTACTTCGACCGCAAAGGCCAATCTTTAGAAACTAAACGAATTGTCGATGAACTCGACCGTTTAGATATCGATGACACGTGCACGTACATGACACATTGCCTAGTCAATGAAAAAGAGATTTTAGAAACCTATGCACGAAAGCTCGAGGAGTTAGAAACCGAGTTCCATAACAACGGCATTACTCATACCCGTATTGCGCTTTGCCATGCACAAGTTTCGGCTTTAGTCGATGCTTTGGCCAAACATGTTCTACAAGACGTTATCGAAATTGAAGAAGTAATAGCAGCTAAAGAAATGCTGTTAGCAATGGCTGAAGAAAGAGTTAATCAGCTCAATGGCGACCACCCTCTTGTTGAGCAATTTTGGGATGCATACGAATACCTCAACAGTAGCCGTAGCCCTGCTTTCAGCCTTAACCATTATGAGGCTGATGCCCAACAAGTGGCTATAAATCTAAACGAGGTTTACAAGGTCGCAGCTCGAAATTACCAGGTACTTCCCGACATCAAAGAAATGAAAAACTTATTACGTAACAGCCGTCGCTACAAGTTCATCGAAATGAATAAAACAGTGCGGTCAAACAAATATCCAGCCGATGAAGTAAAGAATGTTACTGGCGATGATTCAAGCAGCTTAGAACGTTCTCACACAGTGAAATGCTGGATCTTTACCAATCCTAGCTATGGAGCACCACAAGTATGAACACAGAAGAACTAAGCCCAAATGCTTTACCGTTTGTAGATGAAGAAGAAAATGAGCTACGTGTCGTTACGCCTTCCCACCCCATCGCACATGAAGCCTATGCAGCAGTTAAAGCCATGCGATGTGAGTTCGTCAGAATCATTGCTTCAAGCTATCAGAAATCACCTTCAGAAACGGGTTACTTCATTTCTGGCATATTTCCAAGCGATGCTGACCGAGGCTTAAACCGTGAAGAATGGATTTCAACTTTTGAAAGTTTAAAGGGGTAAATATATGGATGTAGAGGTCTTATTAGAAAAAGTGCTTCGTAAAATTTTAAAGCAGATTGATGCTAAACCAATCATTCCTATTGAGTGCCAACTGTGGGATGAACAAGACATCGCTAGTTATTTTAAATACTCGTTGGACTACACCAAACGGCACATTATTAGTAATGAAAACTTTCCACCAAGTCGTGAATTACCGACTTCTGCAACTGGAGATAGAACTGTACCGCGCTGGAAAGCAACAGATGTCATAAGCTTTGGAATGGCTTTTGATAAGTCGAATATTAGATACTGCTAAACTCAAGAGGCTAAAAAGCCTCTTTTTATATTTAAAGTTTTCTCTATAATTTTAGTAACTTCATCTATATAACTTACCTAAACATGACAAATAAAAAAGCTGAAACTATTGAACCTACAACTGAATATAAACCAAAAAAATGTTTTATTGTCACGCCAATTGGAGGGGATAATACACCTACTCGAAGAGCTGCTGATGGATTAATACGAGCTGTTATTGAACCTGTTTTAGAATCACTTGAATTTGAAACATATGTAGCTCATAGAATTTCAGAAACAGGATCAATTACTAGACAAGTTATAGAGCATGTTTTATATGACGATTTAGTGATTGCAAACTTAAGTGAATTAAACCCAAATGTGATGTATGAGTTAGCTGTACGTCATTGTACAAAATTACCAGTGGTAGTATTAGCTGAGCAAGGCACGATTCTACCATTTGATATTGCTGCAGAAAGAACAATTTTTTATACCAATGATATGCACGGAGCAGAAGATTTAAAACCTCAATTAATAAATGCAATTAAAAATTCATTGAATCAAGATAATAGTGATAATCCAGTATATAGAGTTGCAACTTCAAAAGTTCTTAGAGAACAAATAGAACAAGATTCAACTCAAGGTTATTTATTACATAAGCTTGATAATTTAGAAACATCAATAAATTCAATTGTAATGGCAATAAAAAATGATACGCCAAATAATTTCATATATAAAAATAAAGCCAAATATGGGATTTCAAAATCGAGCGAAATGATTTTTTCTAGATTATTAGATGAAGATACGTATCTTAAAATTAAAGATTCGATTAAGTCTGCTTATCCTAATGCCAAAATAGATTTTGAACCTCGAGTACGTACAAGCCCAACAAGAACTTCAATAGTTATGACATCAAGTATTCCCTTAAACTCACAAGTCATAGAGGATTCCATTTCTCATTTACTTATAAATGACGTAGAAGTAACTATAATAAGCTATTAGAGGTAATAGCTTAAAAATCATAAAATTAAGCAACTTAAACCAACTGATGTATTGAGCTCATCTAAAATTTCATCATTAGTCGGGTTGTAATATGTCAATGCCTGTTTAGGGTCTTTCCATCCAAATATTTTACACAAGGTCAGCGCATTTTTAATGCGTTTGGCCATAAGTGAAGCTGCTTCATGTCTTGAATCATGAAAAGTTAAATCTGCATTTTCCAATCCTGCTTGCTTACGAGCTTTTCTAAATAGTGCATCCCGTGAAGAGTCAGACACTGTAAATACTTTTGGACTGCCCTTCCGATTAATTTTCAAAGCTAACGACCAAAGCTGCAGCGCAAAATCATCTAAAGGTACTTTTCTGGCCATCCCATTTTTCGTTTTATCTAACTGAACATAACGTTTAGATAGAAAAACATGTTCTGGTAAACGGTTCACAATCTCCCCGGATCTCATACCTGTGGCCATAGCAATAAGCCAAATCAAGCCTACTTCCTGCATTTTAGTTACTGGCACAGTTCCAGGCTTATATTTTAAAGCCGTTAATATAGCTTGTAGCTCCTCCACTTCTGTCCGGCGTTCACGGTGAGCGGGCTTTTTAGGCTTTCGGATGTTCTCAACAGGGTTTATTTCTATCCATCCTTTATCTTTCCGGCACCAATTAAAGAAAGCAGACAACGTCGAATAATCTCGCAATATGGTAGACGCCTTCAAAGGTTTAATCGTGCGTTGAGTGACAGCACTCTCCCACTGTTTTAAAAACTCACCTTTGTAAGTACTTAATGGCCAATCGGTGTTGGGCAAATTATCCTGGTAATAACGGATCCTTTGCATTTCTTTTTTTCCAGTAGCTTTAAACCTAGATACTTCTTCCGAGTAACGTCCCAGTGCTTCACGCATCGTAATAACTATTTTATTTTTAATAGCCTTTTGTGTTGCATCATTTAAAATTAGATCTCTTTCTTTTTCTTTCGCCCAGCGTTTAGCTGCAGCTTCAGTCTCACAAATTTTTGTGGGCCTTGTATTTTTATCAAAGCCAATCTCTACACGCCATTTACCGTTCTTGGTCTGATAAATAGATCTGTACAT